AACTGATTAAATATACTAAGAGGATGGCTAATCACTATTATAATTCTACGTTGGGTGATAAAGACGATTATTGTATTTACATTGATACAGATTCAGTTTTCTATTCTGCTATTCCTATCATTGAGAAGAAATATCCACACGTCGATATCAAAGACGAAGCTATAGTTACAGAAAAGATATTAGAAATCGCATCGGATGTTCAGAAATATCTGAATAAATCTTATGACTTGTTTGCTCAGAAGTTTTGTAACATAGATGAACATAGGTTTGAGATTAAGCAGGAGTTAATAGCAAAAGGTGGGTTGTTCGTTACGAAGAAACGATATGGTATGAAGATTATCAACGACAATGGTGTAAAGGTAAACAAACTTCATGTCAAGGGTTTGGATATTGTTCGTTCAAGTTTCCCTGCAGCGTTCAAAGAGTGTCTTACCAAAGTATTAGAAGATATATTGGCTGATGTTCCAAAGGCTAAGATTGATGAGTTTATCTTAAACTTTAAGAAATCTATGAAACTCAAAAAGTATGATACGATAGCTATGCCGACATCTGCAAAAAATGTTAAGAAGTTTATTGAAAAGGGTGAGGGTATTTTAGTTCCAAAGAAAGGCACACCTGTTCATATTAAATCAGCTATTAATTACAATAACTTTTTACTATTGAATAAGTTGAATAAGAAATATCCGTCAGTTGGTAATGGTGAAAAGATTAAATGGACTTACCTAAAAGATAATCCATTTAAGTTTGACACGATATGTTACAAAGGGCATGAAGACCCACCACAAGTTTTAGAATATATCAAAGAACATATTGATACGGATAAGGTTTACAAACAAGCACTTGCTAAGAAAGTCAAGATGTTGTATGAAGCATTAAAATGGGAAGAACCAAATGATGATTTTGGTTTTAATAAATTCTTTTAATTTGGAGAAATAACATGATACTTATATATATGTATATAAAGGAGTTACAAAATGGATAAACAAACGTTGATGGGATTTGTCAACAGGTTCTACTTAGGTGGTCAGACACAATCTGCACCTGTAGTTTCAACAAAAGACACTCTTAGTTGTTCGTTCATCAATTCAGCAAAGAGTTGTGTTGGTGACATTGTTCTAACTAAGAATGGTTTTGGTGATTACGAAATGGGTCTCTATGAGATTCAAGACTTAATCAAGTTACTTAATGTCTTGGATGGAGAACTTGAGGTTAGTGCTAATGAAGTTGGTGATGTCGTGTCTCAATTAGTCATTAGTCAAAAAAGTAATAACACCAAAGTAAATTATGGATTAGCTCGTCTTGACGTGGTTTCCAAGAAGCCAGACTTGACGAATGTTCCTGATTTTGAATTGGAACTACAAATTGATAAACACTTTATCAGCTCTTTCATTTCAGGTAAAGGTGCTTTGAGTGATGTTTCTACTTTCGCAGTCTTATCAGACGGTGTAGAAGCAAAGGTGGTTATCGGTTACAGTTCAAGCACTCAATCAAACAAGGTAACTATTCCTGTAGAAGCTAAGAAAATGTCTTCTCTTGATGACGCTATCTTTTTTGATGCAGATACTTTCAAAGAAGTTCTAACTGCAAATAAAGATTGTGAATCAGCAACTCTTTATGTCTCAAGTCAAGGATTGGCTAAAGTTAGTTTCAAGGTAGACAATTTCGATTCAAGTTACGTGTTAGTGGCTAAAACTACTGTAGACTAATGGAACAATATGTAGATAAATCAAAAGTTTATCTACAGGAAATAGATAAGAAAACTGCGAAAAGGATGATTGTAGACAATCACTATTCGCATAAATTTTCTTCTTGTAGATATGCCATAGGTATATTTCATAAGTCAGAAAATCCACATCCTTTTTTCAAGGATATGAATGAAGAAAAACTTATTGGTTGTATGACTTATGGCTATCCTGTAGGAAGATCGGTGATGGGTTCTATCTTCAAAGATGAAAATATCTTACAGACTAAGAACATTTTAGAGCTGACAAGACTTTTCATACACGATGGTTATGGAAAGAATATTGAATCTTATTCTATTTCACAATCGTTTAAATGGTTAAAGAAGTATGATAAGAATATAAAGGTGTTAATCAGTTACGCAGATCCTGATAGATTACATTTGGGTGGTATTTACAAAGCTACCAATTGGATGTATCAAGGAGCAGGATTGAATCTAATGCCAAACCATTCAGTATCTTTAGTCAAACCTTATGAGTGGATACATAGTAGAACTGTATCAGCTACTTGGGGAAGTCATAACGTAGATAAGTTGAAAGCAGCTATAGGACATACGTTTTGGAGAAGAAAAGAACCTGAAAAACATCGTTACATCTATTTT